CTCTGACCCGACTCCAATATTCTTGAGATGATAAGGGAGTCGTCATTCACCCATTCAGGATCCTCCATAAGAATCCTTTTGGCTGTCAAGGGGAAGACCGTTTCTTCGGGTCCCACCCTTTCGGACTTGAGGGCAGATATTATTTTATCTGCCCACTCCTCCTTCGAAGAATTAATCTGGTATAAGCCAATTTTCTTCTTCGTCTCCTGTTCCACAACCCCCTTAAGGTTGTGAACCGGTCGTAGAGTTACACCCGATATACGTAGGGAGTTCTCCACTGCGACATCCTCGAACAGAAACATGTCAGAGGATGTCGCTATGTCGGAAAGTTTTAGATTCCTATATCTACCACCTCCTGCGAGCCAGGTTGCGTCACTAATAGTAAAACGCATCTGGCCAGTTTGGACAACCTTAAATCTAGGATCTCCAACTAGCTTCTGAACATCGGTATGATTTGCATCCCGATTTAGAAGCCTCTGAAATGCGGTGTTGGCAGTTAATGCCCCATCGTATTTCTTCCTCGCACGCCCGGATGATATTTTCTTCCGGAGTTCGAGACTACAGACGGTCTCAAAACCGTCTAAAACAAAGTCAAGTCGGGCCTTTTGGTCCATCATGATTTGAGCGTTCTTAGAGGTAACTAACCTCTTCGAAGCCATAAGGCGGCTCTCCACTCCGGAGACACCGCTGCTTGTACCCAGGGCCCGATAAATCGGTTCCGGGGGGACGGAAGACTGGGATGTTAATCCCCGGTCTTCCGGTACGAATACAATGTGGTCATATGTGCCATGTAAGTATTCTTGCTTATCCCTTAGTTTCTTACATAACCAAGGCTCAGCAGGCTTACCCATAGAGTTTTCCTCTAGGGTAAGTTTCAGCTCGTTTGTTGCAGTTCCATACACACGAGAGTATGTCCCACCTCGATATGACTCGATGTAGGAGTAGATGTTCAGTGGATTCCCAAAGGGAGCCGCCGCACCAGACCCGCCCATTATCTTTGGAAGATATTTTGGTTCGGGTGACTTCAGGGTACCAAGTATAGCATCCTGGAGGAAGGAGGACAGTTGAATATTCTCCGAGAACTCGGACCGGGATGCATTTGTATCCCTTGCGAGCATTGAAGCTTTCCCAGATATACTATTGGAAAAGTTCATATTCCCCTTATGAGTATCGAGTATGATTCTCAACCGGGGTACATCAATGAAGCCTAGATTTTCAAAGCCCTTTGATGACTTCCTTGCGTGATCGAACGATTGTTCTTTCGCGTAAGGGATGATACCTGTCACTTCAGTGAAGTTCCAGATACATGTTGTTATGAAGGTATCCTCTTTTGACGTCTTCATACCAAGAATACCCTCTTGGATCCTTAATTGGTTCTCGAGGATTACGTGATTGTGGGCAATATCAACCCTGTCATCACCTACTTCCATTCCCCTAAACTTGTCTTCAGGGTGAATTTGTGTTGACCATTCATCCCTCTTCTGGAGGGGGACTGGTGTCACTGGTCTCCTGTATGATTTTACAGAATTCAGTGGATCCCAGCATACCGGCTTATAACCGGTAAATGCTGCTTGCTCAAAT